ATACAATGTAGTGGAGGACTCAGACACTCTTACAACGGGACCGTCTATTGTGTATTTACGTGTTATGTAAGTAAGTTCATCTCCACCAGATTGTATAGTATGTCGTGTATGTACTTCTATGGGAGCCATACTCATGCCCATAATATGGGTCTGCACAGGCTCCATTTACATTCTCGTCTTGCGAACACCGCCACCCATAGCGTAGGCTTTCATTTTAGTGTTTTTGCCACCCATAGCCATGTATTTAGTGTTCTTACCACCTTTAGCCATCATATTTGGTGGTCTTGCAGTGGAACCTTGCATTCCCATGCCACTCATCATTTGATTTGGCTTTTTCGTCATGCTTTGAGAGGCCATGCCCCCGTACATCATGGGCTTCATTTTGCTGTTCTTACCGCCTTTAGCCATTCCTTTGGCTTTCATCTTGGTGTTTTTGCCACCCATTGCTTTAAAGCCCATTTGATTACGGACCTTTTTTGATAATTTGCCCAAACCTTTATTATCTTCAGGCACATCCTTTAAAGGGCCTCCTTTAGACATGTACTTGGTATTTTTGCCACCTTTAGCCATGTATTTAGTCTTCTTCATTTTCCTCTCCCTCCGCATAGAGATTATTAAACGTTATATTTGGGTCCATATAACTATCATGTATTTCTGCAGTGTGAATATGTTGGCTAGGAGCAAAGTCTGGTGCTCCCTCTCCAGTAACCCACAAAGCAGGATTTGTTGCTCTTACTCTGTTATTAGGCAGGGCTACGATGTTTCCTGTAAACTCTCCTGCATCTAACAATTCTAATACATGAGATTGTTTATGCTGTGCAGGGTCATCTGAGATATGTGAATCTGTGTAGTCCACAGTAAACATATACTTGCCTGTATAAAACTCCCCACCTATCTTGCAGATCCAAGGGCTAGAGGAGACACGATCTAAAACTATTATCGCGTGGTTTCTTGAAGAACAATCCCAAGGCTGAACTAAATGCGTTGGCATTGTTGTAGGCCACTCTTCAAGAGGAGTGTCTGCTACTAAAGAAGCTATGGGTAGCCTTGCCCACATAGCTCCCCCATGAACATTCTCTTCTTCTGTGCAGCCAGTAAACACCACCTGAAAGCTAAGACTACGATCTGGTATTGTATTTACTGCAAACGCGAGAGCATGAATATACTCGCCCTCATACTTCTCGTGATTATGTGTAAACTGTTTTCTTACCCAACATTTAAAATGAGGGATGTTTGATATTAAGTATGACATTGAGGTATCCTTTGCTAAATACCCCCCTCTTTTTTAACATCGCCACCTTCTACGGGCTTGGCGTAATCTTGAATTAGGATTCTTTGCAGCTTTGGGAAACTTCTTCATTTGTCCCGCTGATCTTGCACAGAATGACTTTCTTCTTTTTGCTGCTTTACTTCCTGGCTTTACTTTTCCTGTTACTGCAGTTTGAAGCTTAGAACCAGGGTTCTTGCGTCTGTAGGCTGCAACACCTTTAGCAGTCATACCCGCACCAGCTTTTGTAGGACGCTTATGACCCCCTTTGATGGTGAGGCCCTTCATGCCTGTTCCTTTACGCTTTTTTCGTTTTCCTGCTTCTGGCATTCGAGTATTTCTTCTTTACTATCGTTTTTACGTTTGTAGGTTTGCCTCCTACGCCTTGCGGCTTTGCCCTTTTTCGTGATACTGCGCTCCTAATTTGACTCTTGGTCATGCTCTTAGCTTTTGATCTAGGAACACACTTTGGATATTTTCTTTTACTACCTGTAGCTGATTTACGACCACACTGTTGAAACTTACCTTTTTTCTTTGGTGCTCCTATATCAACCCAATCACCTTTTGGGCCTTTTCCAAACCACTCTTTTAAACTCACTTGTACTTACCACCACGTTTTTTATAGGTACGTACTAACCATGCGTTTGCATATGCCGAAGGGTATACCTTGAACTTACGTTTAGCTTCAGCTTTTACTCGTGCGTAGAGACTAGGGTTGGCAGGTGTAGGAGAACCTTTTTTACGCTTTGGCTTTGATTTTTTTGCGGCCATCTTTTAGTTTCCTTTTTGCTTCTTTTGCTATGCGAACAACTTCAGCTTTACCCATCACCTTTGCACGTTGTTCCATAACTGTAAGTATTTGTATTTTACGTGCATAAGGTTTACTTATTCTTCTTACCTTTGCAACTGTAGCTCGTGCATCCGCTGGAGTGGCAAACTTAATGCTAACGGTGTCTTTGGGATTCTCATCCGTGTAGAGTCTACGACCGCTACCTTTTGGCTTTTTGCCTGTTCCCTTTCTTGGGTCTCGCTTTTTTGCCATTCATCGCCTTCTGTATTTTTGCAAGAGTTGACGCTTGCTTGGCATGGGTGCGAGAGGCTTTCTTCAAACCTTTCACTATCTTCTTTAAGGGTTTTGTAGATTGCACCATGCTAAACTTCGTAATTTAAAACTAATTCTTCGTCTTTTAATATGTCTCTCGATGTTACTACATTATGAATAATGAAATCGTCCCAATCTTGAGATATTATCAAATGACAGTTCGCATCCTCTGAGTGATTTAGAAATCCTCCCATGGGAGTTCTTACATAACCTACGATCATAGGATACTTAATATGAGTAGAACCTAAATCTGTTTCAGCCTCAATGTCTTCTTCAGCAAATATTCCATGACCGTGAATGTTACTTTCTTCAATTCTAACATTTTTAGGTAATGGATTATAATAAAATCTATTATATCTAAGTAAGCTCATTTTAATTTTTTTATAACGAGTCCATAAATCGCTATATCTAAGTAGGCTCATCGCTATTACAAGTACATTCAATACATTCCCATACAATCTTTGTTTTTATCACATCACGACCTATGCCTGTGCTTTCATATATTACATACTCTTCTTGGCACGGGCAAGTATCACAATGACACTCACGGTTGCATGTTGTACAATTCATAACTAATCAGATTTTTTGGAAAGTTAGCCGTGGTTTATCTCTGATCTCCCTGTATTATTATTAGTGGAGTGTGGAGTTTTAGACGAACCCTGGGCTAATTGTTATTATAACGCTGGAGAACCATGTTGTCAAGTCTTTTTTTTATAAAAATGTATTATTTTTTTCTTGACAACTTGCGATTTCGTGTGTATAATAAGTATAACTGCTTCCCAGGGTTAAATACACTATTACCCCCTTTTGATTAGCCCTTAAAGCAATAAAATTACAAAAAAAAGTAATAATATTTCAAGATAATGGACTCAGGAAGACGATACAGAGTATATTGCTACTACAAAAACACTTGTCAACCAGTGCTTTCCATCTTTGCAAACAAAAAATTAGCCCTGGGTTACAAAAAACAAGTGATGAGAGAGCAAAAAGGGGTAGTTGAAGTTCGTGTTTATGATGAATATGAACGTGAAGTCATTGAAAAATAACAAAAAAATTTAAAAAAGGGTAAAAATAGAAAAATTATGTGGGGATTGCATACAGATATATACACACCCCCCGTGGCCCATGCGGGTGCGCGACCCTGTAAGTATTTGTTTTTATTAGTTTTTGCAACTTATCATAATATACACTAGGCGA